TAACGAGACCAAGTATGGAGCCTTTACTAAGGCTAACTTCCTGCCTTGGTGTGGTTCATTCGTAAACTGGTGTGCCTCAGAGGTTGCACTAAAGATCCCTAACTGTGTATCCACAGTCGCCGGGGCTACAGCGTTCATGAAGAAAGATCAATGGGAGAAGGCCAGCGATGAAGCGACCCCACTACCCGGAGACATCTGCTTCATGGACTTCCCTAACGATGGAGTAGATCGCATCTCTCATGTCGGTATCGTGGTCAAGGACAATGGCGATGGTACTGTTACCTGTGTCGAAGGCAATACAGCCCCAGACAAAAGGGGTGACCAACGCAATGGTGGACAAGTCTGCCTGAAGGTTCGTGCCTTCAAAAAGAAGAATGGTTCAAAGCTACGCCGCTCACAATCTGTGACAGTAGTTGGCTTTGGTAAGCCAGTCTTTAAGTCATAAGTCCAAAGGAGGACTAAGTATGAAGATCAACATATTCATGAAGAACCCAGCCGCATGGGCTGGTCTCATTCAGGCATTGGTAGCAGTAGTTGCAACCTATGCAGACATTCCACAGGAAGCAATCTTGGCTTTCATTGCAGCAGCTACAGGACTTTCTTTGAAGGCTCAGAAGATCGAGAATGAAAAGACATTGGCAGCTCTGTATACAGATCCAGAAGATGCAGACTAAAACTTAATAGTAACTAGATGGGGCCCCTTCGGGGGCCCCTCTTTTTTTGTGCCACAAAACTACACCGGCAGAGGAGCAAGAAGAAATGCCCCCCTACCCCCCATAAAAATTATGGTGGTTAGGTGCTACACCGTATAGTGTCGCCTTGAAGTTTCTGCCCCACCTCTTGCGAGGTAGCCGGACAATATCACGACACTCCGAGCTTCGCAAAATGTATGAATGCTTGTCAGTCCTGTGTGTCACACTTATGCCATGAACGAGAAACTCATAGAGGTCGACACGATTTATGCACAAATGTCCGAGTTCTCTGATCGTTCATTCCGCCCTCATCCATGGGTAATGGGATTTTCCTATAGCAATGAGGGAGCAGTATCTGTATGGTGGGATCACGCTTACGAGTCGACTAAGTATCAGCTCGCAAAGTTTGATCTTGTAGATTGGATGCATGAAAAAGATTTCATGGCAGACACAATGGTTAACCTAGTTCCATTGCCCGAGGAAAAGAATTTAATCTTGCCCGGTGTAATGATTATCTGGAAACCACTCGATGGAGAAGCGAAGATCTCCGAACTGGCAGAGCAATACATTAAGGGGCTACAGAATGTTGCTTAAAGATTTTTACATAGATCAATTCACAAAGAAGATAAAGGCTGTTGAACCTCCACCAATATCTGAATACAATCAGGGATTAGTAGATGGCTTAGAGTATGCAATCAAAATTATGCAAGATGAAAGGTCACCAGTTGCCACACAGTAGTAAAGAAACTTTATCAATCTCATGGTGTGACAACGGTGTGACTGATGGCAAGTTCACAGAAGGACTTGTATACACGATGCTTATGGCACACACAGTTGGTGTGCCTATCAACAATGCAATGAGAGTCAAGGGTAATCAGATCTCTCGTCAGCGTATGCAGTTGTTCGATCTATGGGCAGACCAATCTAAAACTGATTGGCTGCTATGGGTTGATTCAGATATTGTGCTGACCAAGGAAGTCCTCAAGCTTCTATGGGATTCAGCAGACAAGGTCTCACGACCTGTTGTATCTGGCGTATACTTTGTCTGGAAAGACAGCATCAATAACCTACCGGTTCCGATGCCTACCATCTTCAAAGAAGGTAGAAGTAAATACGAGATTGAATACATACACCCACTACCAGAGAATGAAATCATTCCGATTGACTCTGCTGGCTTTGGATGTGTGTTGATGCACAAGTCAATTATTCCAAAGCTAAGGGAGAAGTTCCCGGATAAAAGTTTCTTCCATGAGAATGATCTTACGGAAGATAAGTTTATTGGCGAAGATATTATCTTCTTCAATCTACTGAAAGAAGCAGGGATCCAAGCCTATGCACACACCGGTGCATTGGTCACGCATATGAAGACTTTTCCTTTTGATATTTCTTACTATGCACTATTCTGGACAGCCTATAACAAGGTGCAAGAAGACATCAAGAAAGGTGTAGCAGATGAGTGAGATCAAAGATTTACTTATCCAAGTTCTACGAGCTAAGGATGCAAGTAAATCTCGTAGCACTCAGGTGCAGATAGGGCCATCAGAACTTGGTGGCTGTTCACGCAAGGTTTGGTTTCGGTTAAATGGACAAGCCGAAACTAACGACAACGAACTCAAACTAGCAGCCATCATGGGAACGGCCATCCATGCAGAGATTGAGAGATCAATCGAAGATTTGGATTCGGATGGCAAGAAGTATTTACTTGAGACCGAAGTCGAATACAATGGAATGAAAGCCCATATAGATCTATTCATTCCTGAAACTGGTGCAGTCGTTGACTGGAAGACAACTAAGATTAAGAACCTTAGTTACTTCCCATCGAAGAACCAGCGTTGGCAAGTTCATACATATGGCTACTTGTTGGAGAAAAACGGTTACAAAGTTAAGACCGTTAACTTGTGTGCCATAGCCCGGGATGGTGATGAACGAGATGTAAAGGTTCATACTGAAGACTACGATCCAACCATTGCTGAAGAAGCATTGGCTTGGCTTGAGAGTATTAAGAATGCAGCCGATGCACCTGAACCTGAAAAGGATGCCAGCTACTGTCAGTTCTATTGTAAGTTCTACGACTCTTCTGGGGAGTTGGGTTGTACTGGACTAAAAAAAGAACTGAACAAAACCTCGGAAGTCGAGATCGAAGATACTGAGGTGGACAACAATGCCTTGTTGTTCTTACAAATAGGAAACCAGATCGATGATCTGGAAGCGAAGCGTGAGAGTCTTCGAGCTTCACTCGAAGGCATCTTCGGTAGGACACGAAGTGGGGTCGACATTAGTTGGACTACTGTCGCAGGTCGTGCATCTATCGATGAGAAGGAAGTAGAGAAACTCTTGGGCTTCGTACCTAAAAAACCAGTCGGCAAAGAATCAGTCCGACTCAACATCAAACACATAAAGGAGAAATAAGATGGCCGAACTAGGCTTTCAAGTATCAACAAAGACAAACGATGGAACAATCTTTGTCATTGCAGATGCAACATATCAAGGCTTCTCACAGAAATTAGCAGAAGCTTTAGATCCAAGTGGTGCCGAGTCACTACTACAAGCCATGGCTAACGCCTTTAGTGGCTCTCAACCAATGACCACACAAGCGATTGCACAGTCATTCAATGCAACCGTAATCACGCCACCACAAGATGCATGGGGTCAGCCAGCGAATGCTGCCCCTTCTAACGGCCCAGTCTGTAAGCATGGAGAAGGAGCCAAATTAGTTCCTGCTGGAACTGCCAAAGCTTCTGGAAAGCCTTATCGTGCTTTCTATGCTTGCTCACGACCACAGGGCCAGCAATGCGACTTCAGAGCAAACGCTTCTTAATATCGTTGGTGAGGCAGGGTAAACCAAATTACCCTGCCTTTACCGGCACCGAAGCTTGTGCTTCTATCGGCAACGAACACTTCTGCACAGAGGAAAGAGACTTCACTCATTACGAAACACTTCGTAATGTATGTGCAAGTTGTCCACTTCTAGAAGATTGTTTCAACTGGGCATTACATAATGAAGACTTCCATTTTTGGGGAGGAACTTCTGCAATAGAACGGAGAAGGATCCGTGAAGAATTGAAACTAAAAAGATTGAGGAGTATTGCTGCATAATGTTGAACTTACTGCAAGCAGTTCACAGCACAAGCTCCTCTGCTAAACCCTTACCGGATGTATGGGCTGGACTTAGACAGCATGGTATGCGATTCCGTCAGTCACAGTTGTGTCTTATCGCAGGTCAACCAAACTCAGGTAAGAGTTTGATGGCGTTGGTATACGCCTTGAAGACAGGAGTTCCTACTCTTTACTTCTCGGCGGATACCGACCCCATTACTCAGATGTTTAGAACAGTCGCAGGTTTGACTGGACTACCACAGCAACAGGTTGAAACATACTTGGATGCAGACTCACATTACTTCGATCCATTGTTGAATGAGAGAGGCTCACATATTAAATGGGTCTTTGATCCATCACCAGACATTGATGCAATCGAGTTAGAGATCCTCGCTTATGGCGAGGTCTATGGCATGGCACCTGCATTGATTGTCATTGATAACTTAATGAACTGTGTATCTGTTACCGGTGAAGAGTGGTCAGGTATTCGTGCCATCATGTCAGAGCTGCACCATGTGGCTCGTAAGACTGGTGCTTGTGTCCTTGCACTAACTCACATGAGTGAGGCAGGAACTGGAGATCCAAAGATGCCAGCACCTCGCCGAGCAATACTTGGTAAGGCATCACAACTTCCATCGATGATCTTATCTATTGCAATGAACCCAGAGTTCCAAGAGTTCAGGGTTGCAGCAGTTAAGAATAGATTCGGTGAACACTCAGCAGATGCATCTAACTATGTAACGCTTGGTATCGATGCATCACGAGTTCAGATAGTGGATAGAGATGTTCAGGGCATGGCCGATCTAAGACCGGGGGTGAACTTCGTTGGACTCCAAGCAATCAAGGGCTAACAAAAAAAAGGGTGCAACATGGGAGACAGATCTTGTTGAATACTTTAGAGGTAAAGAGTTTCAACCAGTCGAAAGACTAAGGCTCTCAGGCACCAGCGATGAAGGTGATCTATGGTTATGGGCACCGGACATCCAAAGCTTTATCGTAGTTGAGGCAAAGAATGAGAAGTCATTCAAGCTTGGGCCATGGGTAGAGG